GTTCTTCGCTCTTTACGACTTAAGGACTATGGAACACTCGTTTCCTTTTTCGTTCGGGTTCTCGCTCAGCCCGAAAAGTACAAGAGCATTTCTGTCAAAGACGCTCTCGGTACTCTCACCGAAGAAGGTCAAAAGTGTATCGAACACCTTCCTCTCATCATGGATGGTGTTACGTGGGAAGTGATGTCCGCCTACGAATTTGTAAAAAATCTGGATCACGTGGGTTTATCCACACCTCACACACAACTCGCATCCGGTAAGTTCATGTGTGATGCCATGGAGCAAGCCCTCCTCGACGCCGGTGCCAACTTTGTGTTCGGCGTGGAACTGAAAGATGTACAATACAGTGATGATGCGTACGTCGCGACTTTCATGGATGAGAAAATCATAGACGATGGAATGTTGTTCCTGTGTTTGGATAATAGTCCCGCCATCAAATTTTTAGGAAACAATTGGGGTCCCGACGCTGAGAAAAAGGTTCGAGAAAGTACGTACGGTGCGATCAACGTTCTCCTCGATTACGATGAACCCGTACACATCAAGACGGATCTCGAGATAGCGGCCAATACGAGATGGAAAATACAACCTAAAGTTCTTTCGGATGGAAAAACAGTTTCGTGTGTCATTTGTCATCTCACCGAAGAAATCACCAGTTCCGATCCAGACACGATAAAACGTGAAGTCATCGAACAGTTGGGTTTACACGAACCCATGAGTGCGCGTATCGCGTGGGGCGCGGATTGGGAGGATGGAAAGTGGACATTTTCTCAATCCTCGGGTGTGCTCAGTCTTCACGGTCAACTTCCTTTCTTTGGTAGGTGTTCGAAGGTTGCCATGTGTGGTATGATGTCTCCGAGGTACACTCCATACTCTAGCATAGAGGCGGCTATCGAGGTATCCAGGCGCTTGAGTCACGAATGTTTCGGTACGCGTCAGCCTCTCAAGCCTCTCCTCCTCTCTCAGGTTCTCGTATTCATCGTAGTGTTACTTATAGTTTTAGTTCTTTTGTACCGTAACAGAAAACAATGAAGTGTGTGGTTAAAGTGCACACACCGATGTACGAATTTAATGATAAAAAGTATATCCGTTTGGTGGTTCCTTCGAAACTCGCGACGATCATCTCTGACATGCATGCCTCGAGAAACCATCTTCTCGTGAACCAAAACGTGGATGATCCTTTGGATGGTCGTGTACTCACAGTCAAAGTTCCGTTCCGATATAGGAGAGTGATGTGTGAGGTCAAAGGAAAACCTGTACAGTCTCTTATACGGGATGATGAAGTGGAAGTCGAAATGAACTTCAAGGGTGTTTGGAATGTGGGAAATCACTCGGGCTTCTCTTGGATACTCTCGAGCTCTTCAACCTCTTGAGTGGGGTCGTTGGGAAGTTCGATGGTGCTCACACCACCCTTTTTAAGATTGACGAACGTCTGCAGAACACCTTGCAAACGGTAAATTTCTTGAGTTAGATTTTCAATGTTCGCGCGAACTTGCTTAATGTTTTCATCGACGTCGAGAGTAGGCATCTTCTACTCATTTAAAGTTTACAGTCTTTAAATGAGTATGCTTACACGGACCGGATACCTCGTGGACGCGGGACCAATACAAGAAATTAAAAAAGAACTTACCGTAAGACCCATAGTCAATGGCGATTTCGGATTTCCTCCACCGCCTTTTAAAGTTTATAAATCAACTAAGACAGGAGTGTGCGTTCCAAGATTCTACGGAACTTCTAAACTTGGAGAACCTTCCCAGGACCGACGTCCCGAACCCGTTAAGACCAGAAACGCATTCACAGGAAAGCTTCGAGATGCCACCCACCAAAACGAAGCCTTTGATGCTGCTATCAAGGCGGGTCATGGAGTTCTTTCGTTGCCATGCGGGTATGGCAAGACCACCGTATCCCTGGCGATAGCTTCAAAGTTGGGGTATCGGACCATGATCATCGTGCATAAACAGTTCTTAGCCGACCAATGGAAAGAGCGTATTCAACAATTTTGTCCGGGTGCCACGATCGGTATGGTTCAGCAGAACAAAAAAGAGGTGGAGTGTGATTTTGTCATCGCCATGCTTCAGTCTCTCTCACTGAAAGAGTATTCCTTTTCGGATTTTGAAAGTATTGGAACAGTCATCGTCGATGAAGCACACCACATCTGTGCCAAGGTTTTCAGTCAATCTCTATTTAAACTTTGTCCCCGGCACATTTTCGGGCTTTCAGCGACACCAGAGAGGAAAGATGGACTCACAAAGGTGCTTCACTGGTTCATGGGCCCCACCTTTTTTGCTGTCGAGCGGAAAAATCAGGAACAGGTGGAAGTGTTTCCGGTCACGTTTGATTCTGCAAACTATAGAAATCCTCCACCGTCCATGCGAAACGGAAAGATTTCGATGCCAAACATGATCACAGATGTTGTCGAAGATCGGCAACGTAATAAGATGCTCGTGGAACTCGTGAAGAAGGCGTCGAGTGGCACCAGGCAGTTACTCGTGTTGAGTGATCGCAGACAACATTGTGAATTCCTTCACCAGTGTTTTCCCAAAACCTCGGGATTGTACATGGGTGGCATGAAAGAGGCTGAACTTCAAGCGTCGTCTAAAAAGAAAATCATCTTTGCGACGTTCTCGCAAGCGCATGAAGGTCTCGACATACCCACTCTCGACACGGTTATTTTGGCGAGTCCAAAATCGGATATCACCCAGAGTATCGGTCGTATCATGCGGGAAACAAAAGGTAAACAGAACAATCCACACATCTATGATGTACACGACCCATGGTCTATTTTCACGGCCATGTTTTACAAGCGTATGAAAGTCTACAGAAACGGTGGATTCAAGATTCATGGTAAGGTGGTGGAGGAACAGAAGAGTGACTTCCCTCAGGGAAAGTGTCTGTTTTTATAATCTAAACAACTATTAAATGTCTGGTGCATTAATACAGTTGGTATCCAAGGGGATACAAGATGTGTACCTCACGAGTGACGAGGGACATTCTTTCTTTCGCATGAAATTCACGAGGCACACAAACTTTTCCCAAGCCCCGAAGTTCATCAAGACTATCGACACGAACGATACGTCTATTACCATTCCGGTTTTGGGTGATGTCATCAACGGTTTGTGGTTCGAATCTACGAACACGAGTAACGCGAACATAGCCTCTAATTTGTTTCATAATTCAACCTTAGATTTGTACATCGGTGGTCAAAAAGTTGATTCTCAGCATTACGATTATTACGCGGAGATATGGCCCAATTATCTCGCTGATACGTACAACAAGTCTCAGGAACTCAATAACAAAGCGTCTACATCTAACCAGACATTCATGCCTCTTCACTTTTTCTTTTGCGACCATAAAGCGTTCCTACCTCTCATCGCCATGCAACACCATCAAGTCGAGATTAAAATTACATTCGACCAAACAGCCATAGCGAATTCATCGGAAATTGAAAGAACCGCCGATTTTTATGGCAACTACGTGTACCTGGATAAAGAAGAACGAGAATCATTGTTGAACCGCACACTCGATTTTGTCGTCACACAGACACAGCGCATAGAGTTTCCTCTCGAGAGCGTCGCGGATAACACTACTGAGTCTGGTGGATACAACAAACTCGATATTTCGGCGTTCAACCATCCCGTCAAGTCTCTCTTTTTTGGATACGGAACGTCGAATTCTAATTTCGCCGGTGACCGTTTTTCTTTTAAGAATGCTGACATCATGATTAACGGTGTTTCTTTCCTCGAAAATATGACCCCGACGTATTTTCACACAGTACAAAATTATTACAAGTCGAACTTTGGACAAACGGAATTTGATGTTGATAGTCATACGGGTGTGTACACTCGCTACTTCGTGTATCATTTCCGCTTAAACGCTTCCGATTACAACCCCTCAGGTTCTTGTAACTTTAGTCGTCTAGATGATGCGAAACTCATCATCAGGGGTGTGGAAAAGGGGGAGCTACGACCGTCGAATCAGAGTATTTTCGTATACGCCGTTAATTACAATGTGCTACGACTGAAGGACGGATTAGCCGGAATTTTATTCGGCAACTAAAGTATAAATGGGTAAGCTTGTGAGAGCTGGTCAAATTTTTGTAACCAGCCTAGATGCAACACCCAGAGAGACCGATGTCTTGACGGGTCTTGCGAGTATCGACGCTGGTGAAATTACAGCGGACGAAATTCAAGTGGCGAATTTGAAGATTACTGGTGAGTTGACATCTATTTCAGATACGACTCAGTTTGCGGGTACTACAAATGTAAATCGTCTCACGGCCACGCAGATTGGTATAGGTACCGATAACCCCATCAACGATCTTCAAATTGGTACAAATGATTTAATAGTAAACAGAACTGTTCAAAATCTCGTGACCGTACGTGGTAATGTTGTCAGTACGAATGTGTTAGCGACGGATACATTCAAAACGACCAACGATTCGTTCGTCGTTGATGCCGACAATTCTAATGTGATCACGGTCACTGGGAATACTGTATCTACGAATGTCACGGTAAATAAGCACCTTCACGTTGGAACGGACATTGTTCAAGACACGGGAGCTAACGTAGCCGTTTTTGAAAACGGTAATGTCGTCATTCGAGATGGTTTCTTACAAGTGTTTGGTAATATAGATGTGAGTGGTAACTTATCGATAACAGAGATTCCCTCGTATACGAGTGTAGACAATCTCGTCGTATCTAATGCCGTCATCTTGATGGGTGATGGTAACAACGGGACCTATGATATGGCTGTACTCATGAGGGATGGTGCTCCGGACACCTCCAATGTTTTCTTGGGTTACACACACGTCGATGATACCTTTAAATTATCGAGGACCTACGGTACCCCTGAAGATGCCACTTTCACCATGGACAGTGCAAACACCGTGAACCTTCACGTGTTCGGTGACATGTACACACAAAACAACGTGGGTATCGCAAACACTTCCCCGGCATTTTCCCTTTCTGTGGGATCTAACGTGTACATAAACGATGTGGCATCATCTTCGGCCAATGTTCTTCATGCGAACGGATACGGCTTCTTCGAAGGTTTACGAATCGGTGACGACGGTCTCACCGTCGGTAGCCTCATCACACTCGACGCGGATGCGGCTATACCTATGGTTGTTTCGTCAAAGATCGAGGCCGATGGTATTCAAACGACGGGTGTCAATTCATCCGGTATCGCGAATACGAATCCGGCACACACGTTATCTATCGGTGATAAGATATTCTTCAGTGCCACAGACGCGAATGCCGTTACCGTGA